AGATATACAACGATGACATTGACAAATATATACACCTCTGGATGGATGACAGAAATATAACAGATATGTGTAAGGTATCACAGAACAGATGGTATAATTGTTGTCAGTATGTATGTGACAATGTTTTTAAGATCAACCCTGTATACCTTAAAGATGACAATCATATTAGCAATCAATATGATATTGATAAGGTTAATAAAGTCTTAGATATATATATAAGACTTTGTAACGATTTTGAAAAAGTGATAAATATAGTTGGGTTTACTTTTTTTACCGGCATACATAGAGATACACTTAACGGATGGGTAAATGGCGAAAGGCTAGGCTCCACGGCTTCCGACATTTGCAAAAAGATTGACCAAATGAGGGAGGAAAGTCTTGTAGGTTTGCAGATCTCCGGAAAAAACAATCCCATGTGCTACATGCCGTCGCTCAACAAGTACTGCGGCTTTAATATGCCGGGCGTAAGAGACCAGGGATCCAGAGCAAGAGCGTTGACAGCTTCGGAACTCCCCAAACTGGGGAATGGGAATTGTGCGAGATTGCCGGACAACTGTGACAATTCAATCCCGGATAATGGCGAAATCGTGATAGACAATTCAAACAATTCAAACCCCAGTATTTAAGCACCTTGAGCCGCATACTTTCGTTTAAACAGTTTAAGAAACTTAGGTTTAACGAATAGTTAGAACGCAAACAGAGAATTGCACGAACAATTAGAATAATTTAAAGCAAAGGAAAACGCCGGAAGAAGCAGCCAACAGGAGGGGGAGGGGGTTGCAAAAGCCCAGAAGGAGCTGCCTACTAAGTCCCTAAAATATCCTCAAAAACAAAAAGGCATGTCTATCATGGAGGGACTATACAAGATCACTTAAAATCACGGCACCAATAGAATCGGATTCTGAAATTAGTTTCCGGGATATGGTCAATAGGAAAATAGAATGCTTGACCGAAGTACATTCGGAAGTTGTAGACATAAAGTATATGGTATACAGAATCGGATATAGCACATGGTATAGTGCGATAATACTTTATCGATAATCACATCAAAGACAATCAAATCAAATTCACATCAGACAAATTTCAAAAATTACACTCGATAATATAATTCAAAAAGATTCCAAAAGGAAGCAAATAAAATGTTAGAAATGTGTTTTAATTGCGATTATTGTGAAGAGCAGAATGGAGATTACTTTTGCACAAACAGTGAGAGCGAATATGTCGGAGATTATGTAGAAAAAGAGTTTTCTTGTCCGGATTGGGATGGGTCGGAGGAAGATGAATGAGGGTTGTGTCACAGAAAAAAGATGCTTCATATGATTTTGACCGGACCGAATTTAGAACAAGCTATGAATGCATAAGCGCTACTTTTGATGGAAGAACTTTTGTTATTGGGAAATATGCTACACCAGAACGAGCAGCAGAAGTATTTATGGACATGCATAAAGCATATGCGCCTGTACAGGTAGTTTGCACAAATATGGACGAGAAACAAGTTTCTGCATTAGTTTCAGCATCTCAAAATGCACCGATTAGATGCGTCAAGATGGATGATCCAAGGATGGCAGTAACAGTATTTGATAACCTTGTTTACTATATGCCGGAGAAATAGATTGCTTGCATTGCTCGTTTGCCAAATGGTAAGGCACTTGGTTTTGATCCCAGCATTTATCGGTTCGAGTCCGGTACGGGCAGTTTTGAAAATGGAGGTAAATTATGTTGATTTTAAAAACAGTCATAACAACATTTGATGCCCTTGCGATTTTGACGTTTTTCTTACTTGGAAGAGATAGTAGCAACGAAAAGGACGCTGTGGCAGTCTGGGGATCACTTATTGCATTGTTTCTTGTCAATATATTTGCAATGTGGAGATGATGATATGGTTTTGTATGACCCGATATTTGGTATTCGCTTCCTGCCGGAAATTTTAACTACGGTCGGAAGAATACATATAAGCAGAAAAAAACATACGGGAGAAACCGACGTTCTGGATCTTGACAGTGACGCTGAGCACCAGTCTGAGAAGTCGGAGCATCCAGTATAGCTTAAGTCCACTGGCATTCGGTTTTTGCAAGAAAAAACTCGGCGCAAGCAATTATTCGGTGTTAGTGGACGTCGGCAAAATAAAAAGATCAAAAATACTATCATAAACGGCGCGCTATGCGCGCTGTGACGGAACGTAGCTCAGAGGAAAGAGCAATCTTTTCATTCTTCTATGTACTGAATTGATGTCGCAGGTTCAAGTCCTGCCGTTCCGATTGAGAGATAGGTTTAAAGCTTATCTCGGAATACGAAAAGTTCGTATTTCTCCTTTCGCTACTAGGAAGTTTCTGTTAAGGACGGTGCGAGACCGTTCGGTGGCGTTTGCCGCGGAGTGCGGCAAGGCGGAAGAACGCTTGGTGTTGGATGATGGTTGTCCCGTAATTTGCTGACGAGCAATACAGGCGGATTCCTATTGATAGTTCGGGTGCCTATCCCACGGTGCCTGAGCTGTCAAAAATGCAATTAGGCTGTGGCGGAAAAAGGTAGACGCTTAAGCATAAAACAACCACGCTTTGGTTAGGAACAAGTCATTGAATTAACAAGGCAATGAAGGAACCTGTTAAGGGTGTTACCCGTTGTGGAAAGTCGTTGTTATGTGAGGTGCAAATCCTCACCAGCCTATTTCCTGTGATATCACACAGGATAGTGCAACGCATGGCACGAAAAACATTATTGCTAACCGTCTTGTGGCGGTTTCGGAACGTATCTTAATTGGTAAAAGTGGCGTGTACACGGAAAACAACAATGAGAGCCGGATTGAAGGTTCGAATCCTTCCGTTCCGATGGTGCCGAGCTGATCTGATACTGTATGCGTAGCGCGGTCGCGTACAGAGATATGGAGTGAGGTGTCCGCGCATTTTGGGGAAGCGGCAACGATTGGAGGTGTTGCGGCTGACTGTAAATCAGTTCCCAAGTGGTAAACAATAGAGGTTCGATTCCTCTCTTCCCCATTTCACTCAACTCCCTAAAAACACTGTTTGGCAGGTGCGTGGTAGACAGTTGTAATGGATGGGTTGTTTAAGAAATCGCACCATCAAGATGCAGTGTTCCCATAATGGAATTGGAGCCGGTTGCTATCCGGTCGGGCGTTTATTCGCCTTGTAGGTTCGAGTCCTACACACTGCGCTAACTTACGACAGGGGTGAACCTTGCCGTAAGCGGTAGAAAGTCCGTGTGAAATTGTACAAAGTGGTGGCAAAAGCAATTTCGGATATAGCAGTTCCACCATACTGCTATATTTGCCGTATGTCCGGGTGGTGAGGGAGCGGTCTTGAAAACCGTTGGCTGTAAAAGGCTTGCAGGTTCAAATCCTGTGTACGGCGTTTGATAGAAAAAAATCTGGCGTTGATGTGTGACGGAAAATGAACCGGAAATGATAGAAGTAACAACTTTAGAAGATTGTGAACCTAGGTTTATGAGGAAGTAATTGAAATGTGTAAATTTTGCAAGAATTACGATAATAACAGAATATTCGGCGCTAATATTCCCATTCAGAAGTGTGCAAATGAAACGAATTTGACAAATGCACAAATTATGATGAATAAAGGGGACAAAGTTCCCGGAATTGTGATTTATTCAAACTACGGTATGGCGAGAGGATACTTTGATATTGCATTTTGCCCGATGTGCGGCAGAAAGTTGGCGAAAAATGATTAAGGATTGTTCAATTTGCAAATATTGTAATGAAGATTTTGTTTTTGATGAAGAAACAGGAGAAGAATATCCCTTTTACACTTGCACCAAAGGGAATGATACAGACCTAGATTACAAGTGCAAGGATTTCAAGGAATACAAGCCGAGAAAATATAGAGAAAAAGATACAGAGTGCGATAAATGCGAACATCTTAAGACTTGTCTTGACAAAGGCAATGTTATTGATTGCGAAACAATCTCTGATACAAGAAGCCATTATATATGTGGCAGAACGGGATGTATTAAGAACTATGAGTAAATTTCAAATGCCTGAAAATGTGATAATTCCAAAAGTTAGAGTTGAAAAAGAAGGAGAAGAAGTAATGTCGGTTGCGTTTGATTTAGGCTTGGAAACAGGAGACCGATCGTTAGCAATGGTATTTGAGAACTATAACGGAAAAACCTATATCAGAAAGCTTCCCAAAGATGATGAAGCGTTAGAATTGCATAAGTTGTTTACAGAATAGGAGTTTTGACAATGAGCATGGCAGAAGTAATTAAATCAATAGAGCGTGAAGCACTTAGAGAAGCACAATCGCGCGAAATAGGCGGTAGAAACGGCGAGCCTATAGATTGTTCCACTTTAGAAGATGAACCTGTTATTGTGGCAAATAACGAGGCAGACAGGCAAAAATTTTATGAATGTTTTTATGAACAAGAGCCTATCGAACCTAATAAT